AACTATCTAAAAATAAACTTAATTGTATGTTGTTTTCTGTGCTATTAATAAAAGAGTGTATAATCTTTTCGCTATATCTATTATATGTTTGTGCGTCCCTTTCTAATAATAATATTAAGTCTTTAAAACTCTTTTTAATTTGTGTTACTGTTGTTTCGCCATTATTAAATAAATCTAAAAAGGTTTTTCCGTATTCTTTATTGTTATAAATGTTATAGTTTGCTTGTGGTATTATTTTTTTAAAAGAATATGCGTTATACTTTCTTATTGTTTCGCTTGATACATTGTTTTGTAGTTCTTGGATTAATTCCTTATCATCTGTATTTTTAATATAATCTAGCCACTCTTTAATAGTCTTGTCTATATCTTGCCCCATAGAACTATTTTTAAACTTATCTTGTAATAATAATAGACGTGATAAACTATGTATTATGTTTTTAGCCTCGTAAGTCATCATATCGCTATAATAAGTTATAGTATCATCTATAAAGTCATTACATAGAATATCTTTTAATAAATCTAATAACTTGTCTTTTATGCCGTTGTGGTTACTTTCTATTAGTGTTAAGTTAAACTCATAATTATTATAACTAAACTTATCTTGTCCCTCGTTGCTACTTAAAATAGTTGCAAGTATATTATTTACTAGCTCGTCATCTTTTAAAATTAGTTCGTTTAGCTTTGTGTCTTTTATTCCCTTAACGTCTATCATTTTTACCACCTCTTTTAAGTCTATTTTAATGGTCTTAATTCTATCGCCGTTATTGTATATTATCGGCGATACATTTATTTTTTTACTCATTTTTTAGTTTTTTTTCATCTGTATATAGCGTACACTCTTTTACTTTTAAATTTTTTTTCTTTGTTTCTTTTTTCATCTTAATAAATCCTCCATTTTTAGTATTTTATAAATTATTGCTATTTTTCTGTTATTCTAAAGCGTCATATTACAACTTTTTAATACAATTACCCGTCTTATTTAATGAAAAGTGCCTAATATTGCACTCTAGACGACGGCTTTTTTCTATAATCTTGTTAAAATCTAAAAATAAAGGTATAATTTAATTGACTTTAACATTTGTTAGAGTTATAACTAACGCTTTGTCGTTTTGGTTATCTTGGTATATAGTCGTGTGTGTTGTCTTATCGGCTATATACCTTTTTTATTTGTCTTGCGTGAAAAAACACTTTATTACCTCATCATCATTTAAAAATAATGTATCTTTGATTTTTAATATCTCGTTTTGTAAAAAATAGCCTCTCTTATTAATAACTACTGTTTTAAATCTATATGTAGTTAAATAATAGACGTCTTTACAAAAAGCGTTAATATTCTTATTTAATGTGTTTTCTTTATATTTGTCTTGTATCTTTTGTAAAAGATAATCGTAATTAAATACTATGTCTTTTCTCATTGTTTAGGTTTTACCTCATTAGCTTTTAAAAACTCTTGTATTGCGTCCTCTGTTACTATATAATGTGTTCCTACTTTACTAGCTTTTAATTTACCCTCTTTAATATATTGTCTTACTGTTTGTATGTTTAATCCTAATAGATTAACAACCTCTTTTAAATTGTATACTTTCATTTACTTACCTCCTAAAATATTAAATCTTTTGCCTTTTCTTGTTTTTGTTTCTTACTGTTCTTTAATGCTTTTTCTATTAAATCGTTGTTTTGTTTTCTCATCTCGTTAATTCCTAGTTCTAATATTTTATTTAATGTTCCTTTTATCTCTGTATTAGTTATAGCAGATAATCCGTTAATAATATCTAAATACTCTTTTTTAAATATCATAGTTCTTTTTACTGTCTGTTCTTTTTCCTCTTTTTGTTCTTTTTGCTTTTGTTCTAGTTCCTCTAGGATTTTAGCTTGTTCCTCTTGCTCTTTTTTACTTTTTATTATTTCCTCGTACTCTGTTTTTAAATCTTTCTTTTTGCTCGCTTTCTCTTTTTGGTATTCCTTTTTTAGTTCGTCTATATTATCTAGTCCTAGCTCTTTTAAATCTATTTTAGTTTTCTTTTTTTCTTTGTTTTCCTCTATAGCCTCTTTACTAATATTTAGTCCATTAATATTAGCAACGTCAAAGTCGTTAAAGACGTCATCATTAAAAGATTTACCCATTATTAGCACCTCCTATTATATGCTCTTGTTTTATAATCTCTTTAGTTAATTCCGTATAATCTATAGCCCCATTACTTGTTGGGTCTAAATCTATAACGCTTTTATGTGTATTAGTTGCGTCTTTTATTCTTACATTAGTACGGATTATAGTTTTATAGCATAAAGTTTTAAATCTTTCTTGTATTGCCTCTGTTATCTCTCTATCGTTGTTAGTTCTCTCGTCATACTTTGTTATGAATACACCACTTAAACGCAAGTCATTATTTAATAGTGTTTGTACTTGTTGTATTGTTCTTATAATAGTACTTGTACCGGTTAAAGCGTGGTATTCTGTCGCTATTGGTATTATTGCCTCGCTACTTGCCGTTAAACTATTTAGAACTAATAAATTAAGACTTGGGGGACAATCTATTAAAATATAATCATAATTCTGTTTAATAGGCTCTAAAATCCTTTTTAAAATTGTTTCTCGGCTCATTTGATTTAATAGTTTTTCCTCTGTTCCATTTAATAAGTTGTTACTTGGTAGCAAGTCTATATTAGGTTTAACTTTTTTTATGATAACTTGGTTTATATCTGTTATAGTTCCCTCTAATAAGTCTTTAACTGTATATTGTAGTTTATTAATATTTATAAATGCGTCTGTTAAGTTGCCTTGTGGGTCTATATCAACTAATAATACTTTTTTATTAGCGTTATTTAGTGCTACGCCGATATTTAAACAACTCGTAGTTTTACCTACGCCACCCTTATTATTAATTAATGCTATTGTTCTAGTCATCTTTATACCTCCGTATCTTTTATTTTTAAAAATGTTATGCTATAATACCTCTAGAGATTATTATTTAAAACACGCTCTTAAAATATATAGGCTTGGTCGTTTATATATCGCTTGTTTGATAATCTCTTTTTTTGTTGTTTCATCTTTTAACACCTCCCTTAAAATATCTATATGAATATTAATTATTTAGTAATTTTTGTATATTCTGTTCGGCGTTGCTTTCTATTCTTTTTAAATTATGTGCGTAAATCATAGTAGTATTTATATTGCTATGTCTTGCCATTTGTTGCACCTCTTGTAAAGGTGTACCTCCTAATAAAGATAAAGTTATAGCCGTATGTCTTAAACTATGTGTAGTTATTTTATCGCTATTAATTCCTATATTTATATAGGCTTTTTTTATTATTTCTCTTATACTACGGGTTTTAAGTCTTTGTCCGTTTGTTCTATCACTAAAACTAATAAATAACGGCTCTTTAGGATTAGTACTTTTTCTTATTGCTAGATAATCATTTATAGCTTTTAAAGTTTCGTAAGTTAATTTAACATACTCATCTTTAGTATCGCGTCCCTTACCCATAACATATAAAACACTATTATTAGCTATGTTTCGTATGTCCTCTATATTAGCTCGCTCTATCTCTATAGTTCTTAATCCCGTTGTTATTAATAAATGGATTAAAGCATAATTACGCTTGCCCTCGTTTGTTGTTCTGTCTATGCTTTCTAATAGGTCTTTAGCTTGGTCTAGTGTTAAAGGGTCTTTACTATAGTTTCTCTTTTGTTTTGCACCTTTTAAGTCGCTAGCTATATTCTTTATGCCTTTTGTTTCTAAATATTTATATAGTTTTTTTAATGCCGTCATATACATACTTATAGTACTAGCCTTTTTATCTGTCATTAAATCCTCTTTATACTGTATTAGTGTTGCGTGTGTTACCTCATCTATATTATTTTTGTTACACCACTCTAAAAAAACTTTAACACCTTTTAAATATGTTTCTTTTGTTCTAGGGGTTGCGTCTAGGTTTCTTTTAAAGTCCTCTAAAACAAAGTCATTAATATTAAAGTTCTCATCTTGTAAAAACAATTCTTTTATATTTTTGTTTGTTAATGTCATTTCCATTTTTAACACCTCTTTTTTAACTTGGTCGTTTTCTCTGTATGATTTAATGATACACCTATAAAAAATACTTGTCAATAACTTTTTTATAATTTACATATAACTTACATATAACTATCTTTTTAACTGTTGATATATAAAGATTTTATTAGTGTTGTAAAGTACACTAGTGTTATGGTGTTATGGTGTACTAGTACTATAGTGTACCGGTGTACTAAAGTGTCGTAAGTGTTCTTTTTTACTGAACAATTACTTGTTTTTTAGTAAAGTTTTGTCTAGTTTTGATTATACTTTTTTTAGTGAACTTCTTTGTACTTTTAGCTATGCTTTTTTAGTGAACTTTTGTATCGCTTTATTTATACTTTTTTACTAAACTGTTGTATTTGTTTAGATATATTTTTATTTATTTATAATGGTGTACCTAGCGTACTAGTGTGTTAGTACTATGGTGTACTAGTACACTTTATTTTTATATATTGCCTATACCACCTTTTTTAATCATCTAAATAATAAAGGTATACCCGTTTATAGTCCCGGGGTGTCCCTTTTTGTTAATAATTAAATGTGTGTAAATATATATAGGTATTATGTATAGATATGATAGTATCTAAAAATAGCATATAGGGTATACACGGGGGACGGTATAGGGTGTTGTTCTGTAGTTCCTCATCTCGTCGCCTCTGTGTCTGTATGTCTGTAGCTAGTGGGCGTAGTAGGGTTTTTTGTGTACCTTATTTATTTAACTTTATATTTCCTAAATAACGCTTGTTTTCATTTTTAATATATTTATATGTCAAAAATTCAAAAAGTGCCTATATGGGCTTAAAAACACCTAAAAATAGCATATTTATATATTCTTTTGTTTTTGTTGGATTAATAAAAAGAATAACTAAAATCTAGTTACTCTTTTTCATCTAATTTAAAATCTAATCTATCTTTTTTAGCTAGGTTGTCTTTTTCTTTTAACAACTGTAAGTTTTTATAGTTACATAACTCTAGTATTTCCTTTTCATTTGTTGCCGTTGCTAGTGGTATTATATGGTCTATGTGTACTTTTTCTTTTCCGTCCCACTCGTACCCGTAATTATCTTTAAATGTCTGTAGTAAATGCTTATAAAATGTGTCGTAATCTGTTCCTACTATTTCGTAAGTATGACTATTCTTTTTATAGCCTTTTCTACTAAATGATGAAAAAATAACGCCTCGTATTTGTTTTTCTATTTTATATCTAGGGTCTGTAGCTACTTTCTTTTTATGATATTCTCTTTTGGCTTTATTTATCTGTTCTTTGTGTTCCTCTTTGTATTGTTTTATTTCCTCTTTATGTGTTTCTCTGTAGGTTTTGTCCCACTCTTTTCGTTGTTCTAATATTTCGTCGTGGTGTTCTTGTTTCCATTTTTTACGTCTTTTAGCTATATGGTCTTTGTTTTGTTTTTCATACTCTTTTTGTTGTTCTTTATACTTTTCCGTTTGCTTATATTCTTTAAAATAATCTTTATTCTCGGCGTAATATTCTTTTCTATACTCTTTAAAATAGTCGGCTCTCTTTTCTTTTATTGCCTCTTTGTTTTGCTCGTAATATTCTTTAAAATAATCGGCTCTCTTTTCTTTTAATTCTTTTTTGTGTTCCTCATAATATTTTTTATTGTATGCTTTAATTCTCGCTTTTTCTTGTTCTGTTTTCTTTGGTTTTTGTTCTCTTTTGGCTTTTAATTCTTGTTTATGTTCCTCGTAATATCTCTTGTTATATTCTTTTGTTTTGGCTTTTTGCTCGTCCGTCATAATAACACCTCTTTTAAAATCTCATATAGTTATATTTAGCATAAAAAGTAATATCTTTTATATCTGTTATACGTCCGTTTCTGTTCTTTAGGATTTTTAGAGTTAAGTTTCTCTCGTCTTTTTGTTGTTCTTTATTAGTATTTACTTTCTTGCTATCATCTGTAACACCGTCTAGCTTTTCGTGTTGTATTGATATTAAAACGTCGCTTGTATATTCTATAGTGCTACTATCTCTAAAACTTGCTAGGTTACTTTCTGTATTATAACTAGCTCTATTAAATGCACTTATTAAAAGTATTGTTATGTCATTATCTCTAGCCATACGCTTTAAACTAGTTACTATCTTGTCTATTACTTGTTTATCTGTTAATCCTTTAGCTTGGTTTTGTATTATTTGTAGATAATCTATTATAACTAAAGGTTTTCTATTTGTTATTGCTATATGGTCTTTTATTTTTTTGTTTATAGTTTCTATGTTTATATCTAGATTATCGTTACACTCTGTTATATAAATATTATTCGCTATATTCTCTTTATAATCCTCGTAAGCCTCTTTATATATTTCTAGTCTTGTATCATTATTAGGTATATCGTTATTAATTCCTAGTCCTTTTAATACCTCACGAGTTGTTAAAGCGTACCCCGTATAGTGTTTGTCGTAGGCTTTTAAATAACTGTTACGAGATAGACTTTTAGCTATTAGTTCCTCTTTACTCATCTCTAAACTAAATATTAATACGTCCGTGCCGTTTCTCGCTACATTGTCGCCTATTTGTAACGCTAGCGTTGTTTTTCCTAGTGAACTTATAGCACCTAATATAACTAGATTTTTCTTGTAAAATCCACCCTCTAAAGCGTCGTCTAACTCATCTATTCCCGTACTTAACGGCTTATTGTATTCTCTGTCTTTTATTAATGCGTTAAACTCATCTAAATAATTAAGGACGTTTTCTTTTTCGTATGTTTTAATAGCTTGTTGTTCTAAAGCACTTATTAACATATCGTTAATACTTGTAGCGTTGTTTGTTAAACTTTCTTTATCATTTACTAGCCACTCGTTTATATCTTTATAGCCATTGTATTTATCACTAGTACTATTAAATATATGGGCTTTAATTCCTATTAATTCTAGTTCTTCTTTTAATTCCTCGCTTGTTCTTAATCCGTTTATGTCTGTATCTAAAGCAAGTATAAATACACCTTTAAAATTGCTATCTTTTGCCTCTTGTACTAATTGTTTAGAATTGTTAATACTATTTAAACTTATAGCTTTAATATCTTGGTTTATTTCCTCTAAACTTAAAGCGTCTATTATTGCCTCTGTTACCCATATTACAGTTTTAAAGTTGCTATCTTGTAAATATCTGTTGTTAAATAGTTCGTTTGATAATCCTTTAGGCTTTATATGTTTTATTGGGTTGTTTTCCTCTGTAGTTCTTGCCTCATAATAATACTTGCTTATTGGTAGTATAACGGCTTTTGTTTTTGCGTCATAGCCTATATTATAGCGTTTTTGTGTTTCTTCTGTTATACCTCTTTTTTGTAAATAATCTGTTTTAGATATATCTTTTTTGCACTTGTTAAAATACTTTGTAAAATCCTCTTTTTTAACTGTTTCTTTTATGGGGTTTTTTGTGTACCCTTTATTTGTTTCTTTTAAATCTACTTTGTATTTTAAAGCTAGTTCCTCCATAATTCTTATAAAGTCTTTTGTTTCATCTAATTTATTATCTTTTGCGTATAAACTTATTAAATCATAACTAGTATTACAACTAAAACACTTAATTATATTGCGTTTTTTATCGTAACTCATACTAGGGTTTTTGTCCTCGTGTATTCCACTTATACAGTTAAAGTTATGACTTGTATTTATGCCCTTTTCCTCTAAATAATCTTTTAAATGTGTTTTTATCGCTTGTTTTACTTGGTCGTCTATCATAGTTTTACCTCCTATTCGCTTTTTTTGTTTTTATATTCCATTATTTCATTTAATAGGTTTTTTGTTGTTTCATCTGTTTTATATTTACCGGGATTTTTTAATATTTCGTTTATATTTTGTTTTATAGTTATAACTAGGTCTAATAAATCCATAGTAGCCTCTTTATATAAGTCTACTAAATTAGTGTTTTCGTAATTACCTCCCGTTTGTGTGTGTACGTCCTCTATTAAGTCTTTAGGTATGTTGTAATAACTCATAGTTACACCTCCTTTTTACTTGCCTATTGCTCGTAAAGACAAGTTTATTATAGCAATAAGCCGTTTTCTAAAATAACGGCTTTTTTGCTAGTTAATATTATTTAGTATTTATTAGAACTTTTTAACACCGTTTTTTTGTTGATATATAAAGCTATTAATTTTTTTTCTTACGTAATCGCGTCCATTATGTTACGTCATCACGTCCATTATGCTACGCTATCGCGTACACGCTTTTTATTTATTAAATATTTATTATTCTGTTGTTTTATAAGGGTTTTGTTTTAATTGTTACCGTATCGCGTCTATTTTAATAAGTACACCGGTACACCGGTACACTAAAACAATAAGAGGTATGTAATTTAGGTATAGTGGGGCTTGTAATTTGGGTATAGTTATTTTTTATTGGGTACACCGTAGTACTAGTACGTCGTGTAATTATTAGAAAAACTTTTATAATCATCTATTTATTTTTATCTTTTGTAAAAACATTTAAAATATCGCCATTTTTTAGCCATTTTTCTTATATGGTGTGTAGGTCAAAAAGATTATAAAACTCTTTGTATCGGCTTATAATCCCCCTCGTATAGAGTTTTAACTTGTGTGTTTTTTGGAGGCTCATTTCCCGGTTTCTCTTTTCTTGTTTTAAAAATAGTATGCCCCGGGGTATAAACAATTTTCCTAAATGACACTATAGTACATTATAGGACACAAAAAGACAAGTTTATACTTGCCTTAAAGTGTCTTGTCTGTAGGCTTATTACAGAACTATTTATAATACTCTATTAATGCGTCTTTTAGTTTTCTTGCCTCGTCATCTGTAAGAGTTATACCTTTTAACATAGATTTATCATTATTGCTATTGTCCCACTTTCTTATATCTAATATAGGATTTTTTAAGTCTTTATACTGTATTAAATTAAACTCTTTTGTTATGTCATCTTTATTAGATAAAGTAGCTATATTGTTTAGTATATTAAATATCTTATCGCTTGCCATTAATTACGCCTCCTAGTCTGTTAGTGTATCGTGTATAAATAAATAGTCGCTTGGGTCTTTTTTATATTCCTCATACTCTTTATTTAATAGTTTGTTGTATATCTTTTCTTTTTCTTTTTCATTTTTAGCGTTTTTATATTCTGTATCATTTGTTATTAAATCGTATACGTCATAATTGCTATTACTAAAAATAGTAAAGTTAAAATCCTCTTTAGTCATAATATCGTTGTTGTTATCTAGTCCTTTGTCTGTATCTAATAAATTAATTAGATTTTTATAAAATGTATCGTATGTTTTCATTAGCTTATTATAACTTGCTAGACTTGGGCTTTCTCTTAAAAAGTCTTGTTTACCATTTATAAAATGTTCTGTAGCCCCTTTTTCTCTTATCTCGGCTTTTAATGTTTCTATAGTTTCTAGAATAAATGATAACTCGTTATATATTAGTGTAGCCTCGTTTTTTTTATCGTCTTTTATTCTGTTATAAATAGCGTCTAGTTCCTTTTTTGTTGGGCTTGGTTTACTCATATAAACACCTCCTAATTATTTTAATATTAGTGCTATTATGATATTAGCTATAATGCTTAATCCTAATAACATTTTTAATATGGTCGTTTGTTTCTTATAATCGCTTACTATTTCCCACGCTAGACTATTATTTACTTGTTTTTTTATGCTCTCGGTTTCTGTTTGTAGTTCTTTAACGTCATCTTTTAAACTCATCTTATCGCCTCCTACTCTTTTTAATCTCTTTTATAGTTAAATCTTTGTATAGATATTCAAACATTTTTTTCTTTAATATGTAAACGTCTGTTTTATAGCCTTTAGTGTCCTCTATAACTGTTTTACCTAGTTCGTTATCATAATAACTAAAGTCGGCTTTATAGACGGTTTTACGATAGGTTATATTATCTTTTTTAAAACTTGGTATTAATTCATAACTTGGTTGTAAAACTAAATCTTTAATAATCCCGTTTTTTTCTAGGATTTTTAACTCTTTGTATCTGTTAGCCTCTAGCTTACTATCAAACATAACACCGTTAATACTTACTTTTTTATTATGATATTTACTAGGTTTATATAGTCGTTGCATAATTATTAATCCTCGTATGTATTATTTAGTTGTTTTATTCTCTCTAAATTAGAGTAGTGTTTTAAAAATACGTCTATAGCTTTTATCTTTTCGCCTCTGTCGGCGTAATCGCTTTTAATAATGTGGTTTAATTCATCAAAACAAGTATTATATGTATTTAAAAAGGTGTTGTCTGTTTCTCGCTTTATTTCGTCTTGTCGGCTCTTTAAATAATCTTGTACCTCTTGTTCTTTTAGCCATAAATAAGCCGTATTTCGTGATATTCCTAAATGTTCGCAAGTAGGTTTAATCTTGCCTCTTTTTATGTATTCCTCACAGAATATAAAGTATTTATAAGCTATGCCGTTTCTTTTCTTGCTATATTCGTTTAGTTTTTCTTGGGTTATTAGTTCTTTTTGGTTTTCCCATATATCAAACAAAGACTTTTTAAGTTCGTCCTTATCATCTGTATTAGATATGTAAAAGTCGTTATCTTTAATAACTTTATCTATTATGGTGTCATTAATCCTATAAAATCCCTCGTTATCTTTTGTAACTATTCCGTTATATTCTTGTAATATCTTGTATGCGTTTTCTTTTTCGTTTTTAAAGAAATTAAAGACGGTGTTATAGTCATCTACTAAATCGTTTAATCGTTTTTCGTCTATATCATCTATAGTTAAAGTTCTTGCTAGTAAATCCATAAACTCGCTATTGTTTAGTATTTGTTCTGTTCTACTGTATAGGTCGCTTTGGTTTAATTGTTCTATATGCTCTTTTATATCATCTAATCTAGTTTTTATTATTGTTTTATCATCTGTTAAGTTTTCTAGTTCATAGCTATAAAACATAGTATTTAAAAATGTATTTAGTTTTATTTGTTCTTGCTCTTGCTTTGTCATTTTATTACCTCCTAATAAACGCTTTTACGCTTAAATACACGGTCGTATAGGTCATTTATTAATATAGTTACCTCTTTATCTGTATAATTGGGGTTTTCATCTATATATTGGTATATCTTGTAAAAATCTAGAATATTGTTATTTCTGTCGTTAGATATGCTTAATTCTAAATCTTTATTAAATAGTTCTTTTTGTATTTTAGATAGCTTTAATATTGTTTCTTTTTGTTCTGTAGTTAATCCGTCTAAAGATATATTTTTAATTGGTTTTGTTCTTGGTTTATTATTCATAATTAGCTTGGTCGCCTCCTAATTTAATAAATAATTTAATAAATTATGTCTTGGGTTTATTATAGCATAAAATCCTTATTTTATCAAAGGTACACCATAACACCGGTACACCGGTATACTTATACACGACGACGTAACAAGTTATAAAAAAAGACAACTATTTTTTAGTTGCTTTTCTTTCGTATTTTTTCTTATTAGCTTTATAGGTGTCGTGGGCTTTCTTGTTGCTTTCTAAATCTATAGCACCTCCATTAATTCTAAATCTTATACCATATTGCTTACCTTTTTCAAAGTTTTCTATTTTATCTTGGATTTTAGCACCGTTGTTATTACTTGCTATTACGTCATCATAATAAGTAAAAGCGTCTGTTTGATATTCAAAGTAGCCTAACTCTTGCCCGGTATTTAATGCGTATAATAAAGGCTCTTTAACTGTTTCGTTATATCTATATGGATTATAATTTATTAGGTTTAAATCACAGAGTTTTTTTATAATAGTTTCTAAATGTATAGCCTTTTCCCATTTACCCGTATTGCTTTGGTTTTTTGCCTCACTTCTACAGAGTTTAGCAAGATATAAAAATATCTCTTTTGCCATATTCTCGGCTTTATTATTGCGTCCCTGTCCTATTTTAAAGACGTCGCTATTTACTTTAATATATTGGCTTTTAGTAAAGGCTTGTTTTAAATTATCTTTAAAAGTTGCCCCTAATTGTACTTTAACGGTTGCTTTTCCTTTATATTCTGTACTTTTAATATCTCCTATTAAAACTAAACTGTCGTCGTGATAAACGCCTTTGTCGTCTAAATATGTGTAGTCGTAGTATTCTTTTCTCATCTCTTTTAAAGAATTATGTAAGTTATTGCGTATTCGGTATTTATTGCCGTTAGGTCGTCCCGTAAAGTCTAAAAAGTCGTCTATGTCTATATCTATAAAGTCTTTATCTAAATCGTTTATTATATTAGGTATGTTAGGTACATAATATAAAAAGTTGCGTCCCTCACTATTAAAGTTTTGTAAATCATAGTC